AGAGAATTGTCGAGTCAAGCAATGCGGACCGTCGAACTGTTCCAACTAGGAGAGACAAGAAACAATACGAAGACTGCTATGCGCTTATTGAGTACAGTAGAGTTCGCAGGTTTCTGTTATTCTTCTGGTGGAGCGAGTCCAGCTATAGACTCATCTCAGAGAGAAGGCTAAAAGCTGGGGTTGAGGAATTATCCAAAGTAGGAAAAGATGATTTCGAACTTGCGGCTTCTGTAGTGAGACGTATGACTGAGCTTAACACTGATGTGACAAAAATGGGTCACAATGTTGTTCAGGAGACGTACAGTGTCTTGAAAGACATTAAGCCTTACCTAAATTTGGGGAGCTTAGACAATTCACCCGCTCTTGCCCGAAACTGTCCCAATACAGTTGTTGACCACGGGCAAAAGGCGCTTGATATAATAGGTGAGAACCAGAGAGTAGTGGCGGCGGGCCGGCGAGACCATAATGGTTTTGTCAGGATCCCCCATAAAATCAGAGTTAAAGTTGGGACTAAAGTGGCTGAGGCCCCGTTGGGAGCACCAAGGAATAGAAAAGGTGTTTGCGGACCTGGATTGATTTCTGTGACAGATCAAGCTGGAGTAGTGTCCGCTCTAGCAACGAGAGCCATGAGTACTTCTCCTTTGGAGAATCGTACTGTTTCCGACTTCATAGACTTTAGCACGGGGGTGTTTCTTCCAAAGTTTCTGACTGGACATTTCGAAATCCAGGATGAACCGGACTGTGTACAGTACTTTCTGGCACATGGTAAAGGCACGGTTAATTCCAAGCTCAACATGATTAGAAAGTACAGAGAGTACGAGGGAGGAACGCTTACGGGCAAGGCACTTGAGGACTTTGTTAGCTGCTCGGTTTTTAATAAGTTCGAAGATAACGCCAAGGTTGGGGCTGACGGGAGCGTATACAATAAGCAACGGGCGATAATGACAATGAGCCCGCTGATGAAAATCAGACTATCTCCTCTGTTAGAGGTTATTCACAGGTGGAACTCGGGTCCTTTCTCGGTCCATCAGGTGAAAGATCTTTCGATCGAAGACATGATCGATCGCATTCAGGATCATACTGATCAGATGCATGTTGTGACAGATTACTCGTCTTATGAGGCGAGCCAGTACGGGTATCTACGCGAGATTGAGAATTGGTTGATTCTCACACTGCTCAAGAAGATGGGCTATGCTACCACTGAGAGATATTTTAAGGAATATGTCAAGGAAAACAGGATGCTTAGTTATAAGGGCGTTAAGTTCAACATAAACACTAGATGCTCTGGTGACTACTACACTTCTTTTGGTAACGGGGTGTTGTCAGCCTGTGTCATGGCGTACTGCGCCATGAAGAATGGCGTCAAATTTGACGGCATTTTTGAAGGTGATGATGGCATAGTGAGGGCTGACATCCCGAATTCACCCGTGATTGGTGAATTAGGGTTGTCCTTTTCTTCTGAGTTGTTCGGGGGGAAACCTGGTGACTGTGATTTTTTGTCAAGCAGGTGGGTTGATGGAAAGCGCTATTTAAATGTGGCCAAGTATATCAATCAGTTTTTGTG